ATGATTGTACGACCCCTCCTTGGATCCTCGTTTTCACCACATCGATTGGATATGTTATACTCCAACTAACAAACCCCGCCAATCCACCCGATACAATTGTCGACAACCCGTTCTGTCTTCCCGTATCATATGTATAAAAATATAACCCAAACGCAGGGGCTTCTCGCAAAAATGTATATTGTAGTCCAGTATACAGGTTTGATGTTATAACAGGTAATGCACATTGTGTGCGAATTTTAACAAATTCAATAGGTGATACAAATGGAGTAAGACAGGTCCCCACAACAATCCCCGATGAGAAGCTGTCCATTCCTTCTTTCCGACATTTCTCGTAAATACCAAATTTCACCGATCCAAAAATACCATTTGTTGCAAGTGGAAATCCCATTCCCTTATATAAATTCGCAATAGTTTTGGGGCGAGAAGACTTATGTTGTGTCCAAACCTTGATTGTATCTAACGGTTGACCCACAATGGTCCGAACCGATCCAGAAACAAACCCAGCAATATAGTCTGTCATAATATATTATATAGTACAGATTAATAAAACATCCATAATACTTATACGAATCAATCGACTCCTGTAATAAATCGACCGACAATCATTCCCAATAAAGATCCGATGAAAATCCCCAGTGTATTAATGTATATTGGAAGACTGTCATATTCTGCATCAGTAAATCCAGTAATTGTCATTACGGTACTAGCAATGAATGTACCTATGGTAGCGCCCAGCATATCACTATATGTATTCCCCCACGCAGCTTTTGTCTTGATTCCTCCTGGAATATATTGTTGAAACGCATCAATACCAACCCATAGTCCAAAGTTATCCATGAACCCAAAAATAACCCCGAAAATCAATCCAATTGACACGATTCGAATAGTCGGTAATGATCCTTTATTTAAATATCGAATCAATGTGATATCTTCGGGCACGATTCCATATTTTTTTTCCGACTCCGTTTTGGTTATATATGTCTTCTCTGTAAAATATGCCAAGTACATCAGCATCAAAAATAATGCTATATTGAATAGAATAAATTGATATATATATGGCATAATCGGTTACGTTATACTGTGATTTAAAAACTGTATGTTCATTCGTATGTTCATTGGTTCGTTCATTCGTACGTTCATTCGTACGTTCATTCGTACATTCGTATGTTCATTCGTACGATTCTCAAAATTGATAATTGCGACAGGAGAACAATGTTAAATATACAACTAGAGTAGATCATATATATGAAATATTTGGGCGGAAAACAGCGATTGGGGAAACATTTGGCCCCATCATTACACGAATTATGGAATGATGCCGATGCAAATGGCGACCCATACGACGGATACTTGGAGCCGTTTTGTGGGTCGTTGGGTGTATTTCGACAAATGACCGATTTACCAACGAATAATTTTCAGGCGAATGACTACCATCCAGATCTAATTCAAATGTGGAAGGAAGTTAAAGCGGGTACATTTGTTCCCCCCGATTCAGTAAGTGAAGATGAATACTTAGCGGCAAAAATGCTCACCTCCCCAAGTGCGATGAAATCATTCGTTGGTTTCGGAATGAGTTTCGGTGGTCGATTCTTCGGTGCCTACTCCCAGAAATATCTGGGAAATAAAAAGGAGGATTTCTGTAAAGAAATGCGGAATAGTTTGGGTCGCGCTGCTCCGGTGATCCAGCAGGTTAAATTCACAAACCACGATTACCGCGATTTGAAACCCCGCAATATGTTGATATACTGCGATCCACCGTACCGTGTCACTAAATTCCCAATTAAATATCGGCGTGAAACCAAGGTATATGATACATTCGACAATGATGAATTCTGGGATGTGGTCAGGAAATGGTCTGTCGACAATACTGTGATTGTTTCGGAAACCACCGCTCCAGACGATTTTATGGTTGTTTGGGAGAAGGAAATGTCTCGATCTGCGTCGAATTCAAAGAACACGAAGATCAAAGAACCAGCTCTTACGGAGAAAATGTTTATGATGAAATAGAAAAATCAGAAAAAATGGAAATTAATTATTTTTACTCCAAATAAGTCGGGGATGAACTGTATAACGATTCCAACCCCCCCACATACAAAATATTGATAAATTGTTATTGATAAATTGTTATTGATAAATTGTTATTGATAAATTGTTATTGATAAATTGGTTTAGATATGATGTTCGTGTACATACAGAGATTGATATTGTATCGTCTCTGCTCCCGTGGCTCAGATGGTTAGAGCGTAGTGCTTATACTGTTACAGGTATGCTTTTGTGGATTCGTTTCCACTAATATCGCACATAAAACATACGATACGCTAAGGTCGCGAGTTCGATCCTCGCCGGGAGCAAATAGAGTGGTGATGCATTATAAAATTCAATTTACTTGGTTAGCTCAGTCGGTAGAGCGCACGACTTTTAATCGTGTAGTCGCGGGTTCGATTCCCGCACTAGGTAGTTGGGATGGTAATGCACTGTAAAACTATTTTCATAGTAATCCTGTGGCGGAATGGATATTGAGCGATTGATCCTCGGGGATGTTCAACTATATCACTAACACGTGCCTTTGTAGCTCAGTCGGTAGAGCGTGTCATTCGTAATGACAAGGTCGGCAGTTCGATTCTGTCCGAAGGCTTCCTATTTTTATGAATTTAAACTAATTCATAAAAATGATTGATATGAAACTACGGGTCAATGTATAAATTATACGAGTTGTCCTTGTGTATATTGTATATTCAACTTGTCACTTTGAATAATTTGAGATTGAAGTGAATCGCGTTGTAGCCTAATGTCGGACGACTCACTGCGCTGTCGACGGTCGATACGACCAACCGTACATTCGTTCGGTAGTTCGCTACGTAGCACAGTTTTTATTCGAATCACATCTGTATTTCGACTAGTGAGATTGATATCAATTGATTTTGTATCCGCGATTACCCATATTGACTCTGTATCAGAAAGTTTTCTGGCATATACGAATGGTCGACATACTATTGTCCATTCTGAACGAACCGATGCAACACATAACCCACACGTTGGTTGGGGTAATTTATTCGAAGTCCGATATGAAACAAATTTGGAGAAACACGATAAGCATATTTCATGATCACATTCAAATGGAAATGTGCGAGGCATCGTGTCGAATGATTCGTAACACACATAGCACTCATTTGTTCGCCAAATATATTTTCCCGAATCCGACTTTGTTTTACGTATAAACGATTTATCTATAGTTTTGGCGGGTTGATTTTCTTTTTGTTTTATTATAGATGTAACTCCATCACATAAATATCCAAATAATCCCATTTTATATTTGTTATAATGTTATTTGTTATAATGTTATTTGTTATAATGTCATTTGATTTATACAATATTTGAATTGTATACTATCAATTTCTCATATGATTAACAATATATGACACTCTGTTTGGGAACGGTTGGATGTTACATATATAATCTATATAGATTGTAATGACGCGAGTATATATCGATGGTGTATTTGACATGTTCCATAGAGGACATTTGGAGGCAATAAAAAAGGCCAAAATGGTACGGCAAGATGTATTTTTAATCGTGGGGGTGGTTTCTGATAGCGATGCGAGGGATTATAAACGAGAGCCAATTTATAATGAAGATGATCGGTTTCAATTAATATCGTCACTCAAAGAAGTCGATCAAGTTATTTTCCCCGCACCATTGATTGTCGATAAGGCGTTTGTCAACAAACATAATATTGAAATGATTGTACATGGGTTTTCCGATATAAATGATTTTAATAAACAGAAAGAATTTTTCGAAGAAGTTATTGATATATTTGAAACAATACCGTATTATCCGTATGTATCGACATCTAAATTCATCAAAAAAATTATCGATACGAACGAATGTATCGACGAATGTATCGACGAATGTATCGACGAATCAACTGACGAACGACCGTACGAATGTATCGACGAATCAACCGACGAATGTATCGACGAACGACCGTACGAACGACCGTACGAACGAATGTACGAATGTATGGATGAATCAACTGACGAATGTATGGATGAATCAACTGACGAATGTATCGACGAATCAACCGACGAACTAACGTACGAACTAACGTACGAATGTATGGATGAATCAACCGATGAATCAACCGATGAATCAACTGACAACTGTACTGAAGTTCGATCGTACGATCGAACGCCCCCATCATCATATCATGGGGGTAGTGACACGCATACAATAACGAATCTGAAAGAAGATATGAGTGTCACAACCAACACATTCGGATTAGTGGATGGCTTTTATGAACAATTAACAAAGGAAAAATTTTCGCACCTCGTAACCCATTATCCCCCAAATAAGTCCGACCCATTGTTAAATACAACATATCATGATTTTATTTATCGGAATTGCCATCCCAATCAGAAACGAGAATTAAATGTGATTTTTGGGAATGGTGCATCCGAGGTTATTGATTTGGCAATTCGGATGATCCCATCGGGGGCGTGGAAAACCAACGATGTAATGACCCAATATCGCGAATACAGAAACACTTGTTATAGAACCAATAGACAACAATTGAATCCAACCGATCCCAGTGCGATATTGACAGTGGTGATAAACCCTAATAATCCAACTGGGGATTTTATGACTTGGGATAAGATGAAAGATTACATTGACAAACATGTGGCAAATGATTCATATTTAATTGTAGATGAATCAATGTTGTTTTGGTATGGTGCAGACTGGCTTCAACATAGTTTACTCGGCCACGTCGATGAAATTAATAATTTACAAATCGAAAGAAACATAAAAACGTTGGTGGTTCAGTCGTGGACGAAATTTTTTTCATCTACTGGTCTTCGCATAGGAAGTCTTGTATGTTTTGATGATCAGTTATATAATTCAATAAAGAACGAGCAACCACCGTGGTCAATGAACGCGATTGGACGCGAATACTTGTTGTGGTCTTTTAATAAACCAGAATATTGCGAAAAAACGTGGACGTCGACGCCCATATGGCGATCCGAAATAGTTGCGAAAATAAAACAAATATGTCCTTATTGGACAATCACGGGGGCAGATTTTTTATCGTGGATTTGGATCGATACCCACAACCAATATATTGCGGAATATATTACATCCGAATCTAAAGCAATGGGTTTTCCAATAAGACACGGGAAATATGGATACGAGTTGGATACATTTATTAGAATCGCCGTCCGAGATCCGGTCCTTATTGGTGAATGGTTCAATATTTTAGAACGAATCAATAATCGGCGTGATACGCTTGGAATATTTTCCATTGAAAAAATAAAAAAAGAATTAATCTTATGTGAAAAAAGTATTCCTATTTCAAAAATTATAATTCACGAAGAATTCATCAAAGAACGTGCGGATAGTCTATACGATTATTGTATTACGAGCAATTTTACTGCGAGTATACCTTCAATTATAGTTACACAATTGGACGATGGTAACTATTTTTTGATCGACGGTCATCATCGGTTGGCCGTGTTTGTAAGATTAAATTATATAAATATCCCAATAACAGTCGTGGATTACGACAATGATGCTATTTTGGTAAATCCCCCGTATTTGAACAATCCGATAACCAAATATGATTTGAAAAATATAATCCACGAAAACAAAATTTTACAGCCAAAGACTACACAACACGTTGTACATTGTACTGATCGAGGTTGCGATCGATATATTCCAATCGCAATAATTGCCAACCAAATGTCTTTTTAAAAAAAACCATCAAAAATATGAAAAATAAATATACAATGAGAAATTGATACGATTTAAAAAAAAATATGAATAACCAAATAATATCAAAATATAAAATATCAAAATTAAAAATCAAACAATCGAACAATGCCTTGTAGTTGGTGTGGACAGAACGGACATAATGTCAGAACTTGTATGGAATTACACGAAGTCGATTTCATCCCATTAACTCCTGAAATATTCGACCAGCAGCAACGTATGGATGATGTCCATATTATCGAGTCAGACTTGTCCGATGATGTCCATATGATCGATCCAGACTTGTCCGATGATGTCCATATGATCGATCCAGATTATGAACTGTCCGATGAGGATGTGAACGAAGGAATATTGAATGTATATGTAACAGAATATGGATTATCGGACGACGAAACAGTAGTTTACGAATCAGAAGACGCCGCCGCCCCGTTGAACAATAAAATTCCAGTTGAAGAATTGGTGGGAATACTATACGACTGTCCTGTTTGTATGGAAACACTTTCGGAAACAACCCACGGAGTAGTCAATCTCCCTTGTAGTCATAAATACTGTCCAACATGTTTCGTTACGCATATGCGAATCGCGAATACATGTGCAATGTGTCGCACAACCGTTTGTCAAAAACCCAGTACCTCCGCCAAGAAGACTCTCTCCGACTCGGCAATGGTGGAAAGTGTGAGATCCAATATCAGTAATCAAAATCTGGTTGTGAGTGAGATCAGGAAAAAGATTATATCGTCGGCAAAACATCGCCTGGTGGAGATACAAAAGTTGAGTGGCACGGAATATAGTATCTCGGATATTTTGGATATATGTATTGATAAGAGAGATATTCATAATACAATGTTGCTTGGTGGCATTACTTGTGCGGAAGATATTGCGGATTGGTATGACGTTGAGCGGGTTCACGATGATATAAGAGTAGACTGGGGATCAACATCATTTACAGTATAATAAATACACTGACATAAAATACTCAAAAATAGTTTTCCAATGGTTGGATATAAACCTATTTTTTTCAGTATAAATTTCATTCGTCATTTCCATAAAAATGTTATAAATGTTATAAATGTTATAAATATTATAAATATATAAATATATATTTTTAATTAATTAAACCACGGCAAACAGCAGCATAATTTGTTATTATTCTCTGTAATGTAAATGGTTTCATACATTTCATCTGTATTTTCAATAACATTATTCAATAATTTCATAATAAATTTTCCAACAAATGGTGTCCCTGTGAGTTCGTACATTTTTCTTTTATTGCGTGATGTGTCGCGATTGCGATCAATTAGTTGCATTAATGTTCTCATTATAATCCGATAACGGACTTCAACTGGGAGGTCTCTTGTACCAGGACAGTCATCGATTGTTTTATAAATAATAATAATACAATATTGCAATGACGAACTATTAATATGTGTAATTTTACCACTGAGTGTAACATCATTAAATACTGTTTGTGTGATTTTACCTTCGGATCGGTTCAAATTATATGTTTCGTCGTATAAAGAACCGTAATTAGTGTTGGGGGATAATACTTTGGTACTTCGAATTGCGTTTACGTATTGTTCAGATGTTGACATTGTTTGGAATTAACAGATTATATGTTTATAAACGGTTAATTCAATTTTTACATGGGTATCCACATTACAGACAATATGTATCCATATGAAGTTCCATATACTTTGCGGCGGTATCCGCACAGGAGAATTGTTTTTGGTATTGGGATGCATATAAGTCGCCTTCACATCGAATCGGTACCGATATAATAAAATTTTCCGACTCTATATTCTCAATACGAAACTCTGCAACGCGGTCACAATTATTAATTGTATACTGCAGTTTCGTATCGGTGTTGGTTTCGCAATTCCAATTCTCTGAAATAAATAGTTTGTGTAAAGGATCGAATGATCTATAGAAAAATTGGGAATCGGACATTGTACTGGTTGCTAATTATAATATTCTGTTTATATCTAAGTTGTATTATACAATATGTTTGTTGTATCCGATTTCCAAATCGGAACGAGTATAAAATATAACATGTGTGTAACAATAAATGTATATAGTATAGCTGGGATGCGTAATGAATATAATACTACCAAACGGGGTCATATATTGAACGTGAAAAGATCGCCACCAGATAGTCGAGATTATTTATATAAACTAACCAATAACAAATTGGTTTCATCTGAATTACAAACAACGTCAATTGATTATCGAAGTCGATTATATCCGTGTGGTGATCAAGGTAATTACTCATCTTGTGGTGGTTGGGTCGCGGCGACGTGTTTAGACAACGTAGTTACAACGGATGAATCGTGTTCGCCGCGGTATTTATATGAAATAAGAGAAGAATTCGCCACAGAAGATGATCCGTATGGTGACGGGATGACTATGCGCTGCCTATGCAAAATAACTAAACACGGATCTGTGTCGAATATGATTTGTCCGTACAGTGAAATTTATGAACCATTCAACAAGGGCGACTACCCTGATCCCCATATAAATGCATCTACTTATGTAAATATATTTGATGCAGAAAAGGATATATTAAAAACAGTGGATGAAGTTGCTCGTACTATTATAAGTGCACTAAATGAGTATGGTTGTCTTGCTGCTGGGTTCCCTGTGTTCGACACGGACGACGTATGTTTATGGAGAAATACTAATAATGCCGAATTCATCGGTGGTCATGCAATGTGTATTGTTGGATATCATCACTCGGTCGACGCCACAGAGTCTTATTTTGTATTCAGAAATAGTTGGGGGACGGATTGGGGTGACAATGGATATTGTAGATTACCTGTATCAGAATGCAACCAATTATGGGAAATTTGGGGGTTTACGTTTGATTCCAAGTATAACTTCGTACAATCACTTAATAAAGACAATGGAATAATAACCCCCATAATAAAGCACGACCACGTTGAACATACGGATACTCATACGGATACTCATACGGATACTCATACGGATGAACCTGATTGTGATACATTAATAACAGGTTGTATGGTAATTACAACAGATGTTATGACAATAATAACAAATAGTATGAAACTAACAACCGATGTAGTGGTATATTTTAGTGATATTTATGCGTTCTTTTTCTAATTCATTCATCGGTTCTCATCGGTTCGTAGATTCGCGCGACTACAAACTGGATGTAACTGTCATCCGCATATTGGTATCAAAAAAATATAAAATAGAACAATTATCAGAAGAGTTCGTGTTAGTATATCGTGTCCGAATAATTTGAAATATACGGTCATGATGTTGGACATCAGTCTCAAATTCGTCCGAATAAGCGACGGACCGAATTATCGATCCCATATCCTGGTCCCAAAATGAACCATTTCCTCGTGCCAACAATACGGGGTTATTTGCTTTCATAAATACGACAGTTTTACCAATATCAAACAATAAATGAGTTTTTAATAAATAATAACAAAACACATTTGTATGTTCTTTTGGAATTGGGATTTTCTGTCGATCGATCGGACGGTCGATACATTTAGAATATTTGAGAAAATCACACCATTCGATACCCCAATACCGAATAATTTTTGTAAACTGGAATAACGAATGACTGCGTTCGGTGTCAATCATTAATAAAAATGATTCAGTAAACAACTGTCGGTCGACATTTCCAGTAATTGGATCTATTGATAATTTCATTGCATTGTTTACACAAATGAGAACGGTTGCCCAAAATTCACAATATGTTTCACGAAAAGAAGGTTTACCTGGTAAATGAAACAAATCGGTGATTATCGCATCCATTGTATTGTCCCCAGTCGACGTTGTATCGATACATTGGTTGTGAAATAGTTCGTGTACCAACGTCTTTTTCCATTCTTCTAATCGGTATACTAATATTTGATTTGATGTATCACACGTATATGCGATTGCCGAGTTACAATTATCTTTTCCTAATTCAGATTTCACCCCTCCTACTCCAACGGACGGGAAATGTTTTGTTTTTTCCGACATGAATAAATATACCGACAATGGTGATGTTTCGGTGTTGGATAATTCGGATGATCCGAGAACACATTGTATCAACGGAAATAATGAAACAATCTCCCGAACAAATTTTTTGGGCGAATTTGTAACAGGGTCGAAAATAAAAAAATCAACTGTTATTTTGCGAATCAACCGATTGCTTGAAAATACAAATGTATGATTTACCTTTGCAACGGGATTTGGATGTGTTATATAAGAGTTTATCTCATTTGTAATATTCGTTGGTACGAATTTCCCGTCTATGATATTACATTTCGGTACATTGGCGACATCGATTAGATCGGTCGTTGATGCACTAAAATCAACCGATGTATACGACGGTTTCGCGTAATCATATAATACCCGCGCAGCATCAATCCGACTGCGCGCTGGCAGAGACGGTTCGTCGATCGCAACATCAACAACCGATGTGATATATGTCTGTAATGGTGTATGTTTGTATACCATTTATAATATTACTATAAGCACCGATTTTAGTTCCAAATATTATTAAAAAAATATAATTAATTGTACGAATATTCAAATATACGAATATTCAAATATACGAATATTCAAATATACGAATATTCAAATATACGAATATTCAAATGTATGTAATTTCATCCGAATCAGGATAATAATCCGTAGTATATACCATATACAAGTGGAACTGTTATCATCCATAAGATGATCGATCTACTATCCGACCTATTCAATGATTCGGCAATATTTTCGAGTTCATCGTGTGATAGTCTGTTACCCATGTTGTTATACTATTGATATGAATTTATACTATTGATATGAATTGATACAATAAATCAATTTTCAATGCAAAAATAAAAACCCAAATCGATAAAGAAATTGATCAGACAAGTATGTAAATCAGTATGTATCAAAAAAACGACCAAAATGTCACAAAAATATATTAAAATCAAACCGAATCAGTCGGTCGATATGTCGCAGTTTGTTGTAGTAGCAAAGAGGGGGGGAATTGATCCACTCGATCACCAGTTGGCTGGTGTAAAGTGGATGGTCAAGAGGGAACGATGTGCGGTTCGGGGAGGGATATTGGCAGATGATATGGGGATGGGCAAAACTCTTCAGATGATCGGATTGATTATGACGAACCTGGTTCGAAACACAATCATAATTGTGCCTCCAATGTTGATTCCCCAATGGCTAGCGGCATTCGACCGATTCACTGGTCACTTGCCACTAGTGTACCACGGATCAGCAAAAAAGCGTATTACACAAGAGATGATCGATTCATCTCCTGTCGTAATTACCAGTTACGGAACAATGTTGATAGACAAGCAGACCAATACACCGAATATGCTATACACCCGTGAATGGGATCGTATTATTTGCGACGAAGCCCATCACATTCGAAATCCGAAATCTAGAATATATTACAGTGTAACCCAATTACAGAGCAGGTTCAAATGGCTCGTCACGGGAACAATGGTCCAGAACAAATCAGCCGATGTAGTATCATTGATGCGAATCATTGGTGTCGTTGGAGAGTCTCCTACCAAAATGGTAGCGATGCACGCAATCAGGAGAACGGCCCGCGATGTCGGGAATATTGGTGGAGTATACAGTGGAGTGGTAACCGATGTTTTGGAGGAAATCGACTGGGGATGCGATCTGGATCACAAAATCGCTGTGGGTATACACGAGAACGAGGCAACGTTCGCCCTAGAAGTAGTTAAATCACCTGCGCCAGAAGAGGATGTACGAGTGGTCGTCGAACTGATGGGGAGAAATGCCATCAACCGAATGATGCCTGGGTACTTGTCCAACTATATAATGTCGTATATTTGTGAACCAACGGGTGGAATGGCAAATATATGGCCAATCGATGTAATGGGTGCGCCTCTTCCAGAAAAAACAGAAATCATCCGACCAGACGAAGAAGAATCTTCGCATCATTTCGCAATGCTTTCGCGCCTACAAAAGATCTGTCTCTTCGGATCATCGGTAAGAGATCGTAAATTGTATGGCGGGGGGGAAGAGGATTCCAATTTCGCCCAATCCAAACTCTCTCCAAAGATGAATCGAATCATAAATGACATATATGGAAGAATCACCAACGGAAAGGGGAAAATAATATTCACATCATTTCGCCAGGAAATGTGTCAATTGGGAGACGAGTTGGAGCGGTTGGGGGTGTCGGTGTACAGGGTCGGCGGGGACGTATCCAAAGCAGAACGAATGAAACGGATATCATTAGCAATCTGTTCCGCAAATGCCGCTATAGAGGGAGAGTACGCTCCAGTACTCATCATCAATATTCGATCTGGCAACGAAGGGTTGAATCTACAGGTATTCAGTGAAGTATATTTTCCCAGTCCCAACTGGAATCCAAGTATGGAATCGCAGGCGGTTGCGAGGTGTGCGCGAATGGGTCAGAAAAAAGATGTGAATGTATTCCGATACAAGATGATGGGGGTCCGATCGAATCTTGGTGCGAGGATGGCATCATTTGATTGGCACGTGGAGGAATACCAGGACATAAAGAAGGAAATTGGTTACGAAATAAATGCGAGTGCAGCGGTGGTAATGAAAATATAGGTCATATGAGATTGTAGAGTAAAATAAAAACATCCAATTATGGGTGTTTTTATTTTACGGTAGTTTTCGTGAACCGAACGAACGAACGAACGAACGACGAACGACGTACGAACGAACGAACGAACGAACGACGTACGAACGAACGTACGAACGAACGAACGAACGAACGACGTACGAACGAACGTACGAACGACGAAC